GTTAATTTTGCAACAAGCATATTGATAATTCCAAAACGATTAAAGTCTTCTTTTGTTTTAAGATCAACTCCTTTTGGGAATAAAGCCATCATTACTTTTCCATGTTGATGATAGTTATCACCATAAATTTTATTTCTTTCTTTAAAAGTTTCTAAAGCTTTTTCCATGCATTCTATTGGACTTTCAATCATCTTCTTTACCTTTATTAAATGCTTTATCTACATCATCTTGGTAATTATTAGCTTTATCGAAAAGACTTTCTAGTTCTTGTCTTTGATATGTTCTAATATCAAAAAGTCTTGCAACCTTTATACCATCTAATTCGATGTCGTTACCTCTTATCCTTAATTCCATTTTATTCCTTTCTAAAAATTTTCTTAATTTTACTCCATAAATTATTTTCTTTTGTTGGTTGTCTTTCTTTTAGAATGTATCTTATTGTCCTTGCACTTGCATTAAACTTTTCAGCAATTTCTTTTTGGGACATTTTGTCTCTTAAAGAATGAACTTGGTTAATAAATTTTTGTGTATATTTCTGTTTGTATGTCATTACTGCTCCTTAAAACAATTTATAGTACCATATATTTCAGTGTTAGTTTCTGTTATAGTTCCAATTATAGTTACAAATTGGCTCAAAACATCAATTATAATTTCTTTTTGTTTATTTGTAAAATCTTCATTATTTTTTATTTTTAAACTAAAATCGTACATATATTCAGAAACCTGCATAGCTTGTCTCATTAATTTATTATTACTTAGCATTATCATTTCGTCCCATATTTTATAGACTACAGATGCCAAGTCTGCTAAAGCAACTATTTTTCCTTCCTTTCCGTCTTTAGCTTTTTCCCAATTTAAAAATGTATTTATATTCTGCAGTTCAAGTTGATTAACAACTTGCGTCATTCCTATTTTTGCCATCTTATCAAATACTTTTTTAGTTTCACTATTAAAATATTTAGTTGGTCTAGGAATATCTCCAGTAATTACTTCATCCATATCATGAACAACAGACTTTTCCAAAGCAAGACCTGTATTAATTAAATGCTCTGGTTCACATTCATGGTTCAATTTTTCGCAGATAAAATATGTAAATAAACAAACAAATCCAGTATGCTCCATTACAGATTCCTCTTTTAGAAGATGAACTCCTGAGTATCTTCTAATAGAAGACATTCCTTGAGATATGCTAAAAAGTTTTATGACGTTCATTTTGACCTTCTTTTATTTTTTTCATTAGCCACTTCTACTGCTCTATTGAAATTATACTCGAACATGCTTTGTCTAGTAGCATCTCCCCTTTTTTGTAAATAACCCATACTTGCTAGCAATGATGTTATTTCTCTAGGTGTTAATTTTCTATTGTGCATTTTATTCTATATCTGGATTAAAGTTTTGAAATTGTTCAAGTATTTTTTGCCTGCGACCAATATGGTCTTCCCAGTCTATGCCACTTCTTAAAAGTCCACTTACTACAGCTTGAGGTTTGTCCCAATAAGCTGCAACTAATCCTGCAAATCCTGCTAGATCTCCAACACCAACAACATGAGCATCAACACTTTCTTTTAACATAACATTAAGACCAAAGTTTTCATTTGTATAAGTAATAGAATATCTTTTATGTTCAGCTTCGCTCGATTTATTTTTATATTTAAAATGGTCTGCTAATGCTTTAAAATATCCCATCTCATAAACAGTTCCAGTATCTCTACCATCTACAACTGCAAATAAAATATTAGCATTAATCATCTCTTCTACGTTTTTATCGTATATTCTTTTCGACTCCTTAATCCTATCCTCTGGGGAAAGATGAGCAATTACACCTCCACTTTTTCTGGGGGAGAAATAACTGAATCCGTGTTTGTCGAATTCATCTTCTATCCTAGAAATAGTTTCGTTTTGCTTGTCGTTAAAGAATGGTCCAGCTAGATATATTCTCATTATTTTACCTCCACTTTATCTATGTGCTTTTTCCAAAAATTAGGTCTGTAGCTTGCTTCTATGTTTACCATAGGCATGTATTTTGAATCTATGGGCATAGAGTTTAAATTACTATGAATAGGGCAAGGTGCTCCAGGATCATCATCAGTGTGCCTTAATTCAGCATCTCTTGTGTAAGGACAAAAACCTTTATTACAAGGCAAGTCTTTTTCACTAATATTAATAAATTGTTGAGCAGCAACAATAATTTCTTTCCATATACCATATTGTGCAATCCAACATTGTCTTTTATTTATAACAGTTTTCCAAAATTCTACTTCTGCAGCAATGTTAATATTTATTTTATGACCTAAAGTTGTAAACCAATTTCTCTTTTTTATAATAGACATAAGATCATCTTTTATTGTAAAGTTTCGATGCCTTACAACTTGTGCTCTTAGAGCAATGGTCATATTTAAAAATACATTTATTATTGGTCCAACTCTCCCAGTTTGTAATTCGTTTTTACTAACTTCAGGAATAGGATTTACAAAGCTATAATTTTTGGCATATTTTTCTAATTGAAATTTATTATTAAGTTCATTTTTACCAATAATAAAATATTCATCTATTTCTGATAAATATTCGTATAGCTTGTAAATTTTAATCAAACCTCTCCATGAAAGTCTAGTTGTAAAAGAAGTTAAAGAACAAACAGGCATATACATTCTATATTCATCTTGGATAATACCATATTCCTTTTCAGTTATTATTTGATCTTTAAGATAGTTTTTAGCATCTACATGATCAGGAATATTATTAAAATAATCTGGTATTTCAAAATTTTCAGGAGCATCAACTCTAGAAGTTCTTGCCCACATAACATGATCTCTAAAAGATGCGAATATTTCTCTTTCTAATATAGTGCATTCGATAGAAAGAACAACAGATGGTATCTCGTTAACAGGAGCATCTATAGATAAAATAGTATCTAAAGGTGTAGCATCATCAGGACTTCTAGAAAGTTCCCAAGCTATCCTGGATAAATTCTTTTTACCAGAGTTTATATTGCTGCTTATTAATTTTATTTTCAATTTGATACCTTCCAAACTCTTGTGTCGGGCAATACTTTACCATTTTCATCTCTTATTGCTCTAGATTTACAGTTAAAGCCTGACTTTTTACAAGCTTGTCTAAAAGAAGCAACTTCTCCTGAAGTTTTTAAAATTGTGCTATCTCCTATCTTCATAGCATTAGTTAATCTTAACCATTTATCTTTAGATTTGCGTGGGTCAATTGAAATAGGTATGCCACTTTCAATGACATACCCATCTATTTGTTTTGTAACTTTAGGCATCATAAACTTCTGCCCAACCTTTTTTGATGTCCCATTTAAGGTCTTCTAAACGACCACCAGATTTAATGTATAACTCATAAGGCATATCAGCACCATGCTTTAGGAGTAAGTTGAAAGAAGCATAACCACAAACTTCCTTAGTATTTTCCTTACGAGGATTTTTATCAACTAAAATTTTAATCCATTTACCAGCGAACTGACCACGAGGTTTAGAAACTTTTGGTCCAGTTGTAGGAACTTTATCTTTGTAAAGCTCCATTTCATCACGAACTTTTTTAAACATCTTATCAGACTCTTCCTGAGATTTATCCATTTGTTTAAGAACTTTTTGATTGTATTCACCTGAATCCCAATTAGTTTCTGTAATTGGCATTTCACTAATAAGATTAAATAATCTTTTAGCACCAGTTTTCTTATCAGCAAATCTTTTAACTTGCTTAGTAGAAACTTTATTGAAAACATTTAATAGTTTTCCAGTGTCAATATTAGGATTTGCTAGAAGCTCATCAACATTGTCAAATATTGCCATCCCATTTCCTGTTTGTCTAGCAACATATCTGCTAACATAGGCATTAACTTTGTGAGACTTCAAGTCTATTGTAAAAATTTTATTCATATTATTTCCTTTCTCAAATATGACTTATTGTATCTTATAAAAATAGAAATGTAAAGAAAAAAGATCTGTTTAAAAACAATGACTTGCAAATTAAATGGAAAAAAATTTCAAACCTTTTGGTCTTACAAGGTATAAATTTTCCTTTGTTCTGGTCAATGCAACATACCATACTCTGTTCTCCTCATCTGTTCCTAAATTATCCCAACTTAATTTTCCCATGTCCATACACAAAACAACATTGTCAGCTTCACCACCTTTACTTTGATGAATGGTGGCTATAGTTATTCTGGGTTTGTCTAAAAATTTTTCACCATTTCTTAAACAAGATCTTAAATATTCTCTTTCTTCAGGTGGTAAACCTTTTAACATAGTCATCCAATCTTTATTAATAGCATTCGATGGCAAACCTAAATCATTTACATTATAGCTATCTTTTCTTTCTAGTCTTACATTAAAATTAAAAAAGCCAATTAAGTTTTTAGCTTCATGTACAGAAATTTCTTTTTCTTTTCTTAGCTTTTCCCAAGAAGTTATAGCTCTAGTTTCATCTGTATCTAAAGAGCTTTTTCCGTTATAGTAATATCCAAAACCTTGTTGACGAACAACCTTTTTAAATCTATTTAAAAGATATTTACTACGAGCCATACAAAGCCAAGTTCCTTGCTTTTTAAAATCGATATTATTGTCGTCCGAAACATAAATTACATTTCCTTTTTCTAATCTAGGTTGCCATGGTTTTACATATCTTTTCTTTATTCTGTTTACGACATCGTTGGCAAGTCTATGAACATTTCTAGGAATTCTAAAACTTTGTGGCAATATTCTTTTTTCTCCTTGTAAACTTAAAAACTTTGTAACATCTGCACCTGCCCAAGCAAAAATTGCTTGATCATCATCTCCTGCTATGTAAACTTCACTTGCTGCTTTAGATGCCATTATTGCCATTTTATATTGTAAGGAACTTAAATCTTGTGCTTCATCTATTATACAAATGTCTATAGGTAATTCAACAGAATATTTTTGAAGCATGTCTGTAAAATCTAATAAACCATTTTCTTTTTTAAAAGCATGTAAAGATTTGTGATATTGTTTTACAGCATGTAAGGTTAAGTCTGATTCATTTGTAAGACAATATTGTTCTTCCATTGAACGAATACCTGCTCTGGCGAGAGATTCTACTCTTGAACATTTATCACCTAATCCATCTCCAGTGTGCAATCCTAAATCTTCATCATAGATGCCTTTAAATTGTATGCCTAAAGCTTTGCCTAATTTTTTGTAATGTTTATTTGTCATGACCTCATCTCTTTGCAGACCTAAAACTCTAAAAGCTAAAGAATGCAAAGTTCTAAAATAAGGAAATCTATCAGCATCAAAACCAAATTGAACCATAGCTCTTTCTTGAGCTTCATATGCAGCTTTACGAGTAAAAGCTAGATATGCAATTCTTTCTGGTGGTACACCTCTTTGTAAACTATTTTCAACTATAGTCAGAAGTGTTGTAGTTTTTCCTGTTCCAGGGGGTCCAAGTATTATCTGTACATGTCTTTTCATATTTTTCCTTTCTCAACTTCCATGAGACCCATTCATGGTATCTTTCTGGCTTACCTAAGCAAATGTGTTCTTCTCTAGAATAAACTTCTTTGTAACATTTTTTACAAATGAACATCTCTAATTTCCTTTAATCTTTCTTGTACTA